ACGAGGAAAGAGCAGCTATTACGGAGAAATTACAAGTTATTATCGAAGGTTTTACGCCTACTATTAACCAACCGGAGATTGACACGCAATATATCACCGCAAAATACAACCAACAAAACGCAGGAAACGAAATTAACGGGGACACGGTAGAAGATTTATTAGGCACTAAAAAAGAAGGTGAATAAATGGTACAAGCAGCGATTATTACACCAAAGAAAAATTTGTATAAAGGTTTTATTTCTAGTCCAATTCAAGGTAATGCTTCAAGAACTGTACGTTCTGAATTTAAAATGGATTGGTTACCCGATATTTTAAATAGAAATGGGTATGTGTATCTTACTTTAAAAGCTAATATGACGTATACTATTTCTTTTAAGGCCACATCTCAAACTATTGGTAATGGCCAAATGGGCGTTTTTAATAATGATGCTAGTGTACAATTAGCCTCTTATACTAATTCTAATTTCTCATTTAATACAGGGAATAACACTTTAGTGAGAATGTATTTGAGAAATAGTTTAGCTATTGAAACCGTTACATTTGAAAATATTCAAGTTGAGGAAGGCGCAGCAGCAACCCAATTCGAGCCATACATCCCGTTAAACACGGCAGCAACTACAACTAATGCAGCAGCTAGGACGCCGAAAAAGAATTTATTTGATGGAAAATTAGAAAGCGGATCATTTAACACAGGGGATGGCACTCTTTTAGCAAACGCTACTTATGTAAGAAATACAAATAAATATATTCCTGTCATGCCTAGCACAACGTATATTTTGACTGAATCAACGCCTAATTTGAATAAAAATATATACTATTACGATATTAATAAGAATTTTATTTCTTATTTCAACTATTCAAATAGTGGACTAACATTTACCACGCCGGCAAATTGCGCTTATATCAATTTCCGTTTACAAGCAACAGACGTTACAATAACAACGCAAATAGAAAAAGGATCAACGGCCACCGCATACGAGCCATACATCCCATTAAACACGCCGGCCATCCTGCAGCCGTCCGCATTTTCGTTTGTGGTTGATTTCGTGGGTAAGGTTGCGGGTAGTACGGTTGAAAACCCGAATATTATCAAACAAACAGGATCATCTTCATTACAAGCGCCCGCGGGTATTACTAGTGAAATATTAACAACGTCATATGCGAAAATAAATTCATTAGACGGTAACGCGTACAATGTTAGTGTTGGAACAAATGGGGGTATAATACAACAACTATTCTCATTCGACATAATTTCCAACCTTGAGAGAAATTTAGGTATTTCTATTTGGCAAGGAAAAACGTTATTGAGTGAAAAAATTGTTATTGCGAAAAGTATTATAAGTACTATAAAAGCTGATTGGTGGGGGTTTGGTAGTTCGGTTGGCGGTAATGGTTCAACATTTAGTAAGTGGTGGGGTAGTTGGGTAGGCGCTATTTCTCACTCGAATGGAACGATTTCTAAATTAACCGTAAGTGAAACTAATATGAGCGGTTTTATTGATGTTAATGGTTTTGTTCATTTCCTAGCATATACTAATAACCCGTCAGACGGTACAACCGCAAGCGTAATAAATACCGATTACATTTCATTAACATTAACAGGATCAATACCAAACGGCGGAAAGAATACGCCTGCAATTTAACCCGGTTTAATTACCGGGTTTTTTATTTTGTAAATATTTTCATATTTTGTATAGACAAACATAGATTAATAGGTTAATATGAATATAGGTTCTAGGAAATGAGGTGATTAAATGGAGCCAAAACAACTTAATGTTGCTATTTCACCGGAATTAAAAAAGCAACTAGAATTATATTGCATCATGAACGACAAAACACGTAAGGACGTTGTAGAAAAAGCATTAAGGTTATTTTTGAACATTGAAAACTAAATAAAAAGGGGTAATGACAATGCAGGCGGTTAAATTAGTTCATACTAAAAACATGGTTAAAGATGAGTGGTTAAACCATCGTAAAAACGGTTTAGGCGGATCGGATGCGGCAGCGGTTGCGGGCGTTAGTAAATATTCTAGTCCGTTAGTTGTGTACATGGAAAAACGTGGATTATATAGCAAGACGGTTGATAATGACGCCGCTTATTTTGGTAATTTATATGAGCCGGTTATTAGGAAAGAATTTGTTAAACGTATCAATGCAGGCCGTGAGCCGGAACAATATGTAAAAGTTACCCAATGCAATTACTTATTGCAGCATCCGAAATACGATTTTATGTTAGCTAATGTTGACGGTATTATTAATTGCCCGATCAATGGAAAAGGCATATTAGAAATTAAAACGGCGTCGGAATACTTAAAGGATGATTGGGCAGGCGACGACATACCAAACGCCTATTACTTACAAGTAATGCATTATTTAGCGGTTACGGGTTTAGAATTTGCATTTGTTGTTGTAGTCATTGGCGGGAATAAGTACAAACATTATTTTTTAAAACGTGACGAGGACACAATTAGTAGTTTAATAGCTATTGAGTATGATTTTTGGCATAATCACGTAATGGCCGCGGTTCCGCCGGTTGCAGCAGGAGGCGACGCCGAATATGACATGATGAAAATTATGTATCCTAATTCATACGATGAGACGGTAATAGAATTGCCAATAGGCTTTAAAGACGTAGTGGAAGGATACGAGCAGCTAAAAGAGGAAGAAAAAGCACTAAAAGCTGCAATGAGTGAACATAAAAACCGTATTGCGTTTGCTATGCAAGAAAATGGACAAGCATTTGCAGGGCCACACCAAATTAATTTTAAGGCCAATAAAAACGGCGTTAAATCATTAAAAATCAAATTAAACAAAAGAGAGGTAAATGTACAATGACAACTGAAAAAAGAGACGCATTAAAAGGCGCATTAGCTGCAAAAGCAACAGGGGGACAAGTTGCAGAAAAACCAAAAACACCGCAGGCATTAGTTGGCGAATACCTAGCAAAAAATATGAAAGCGATCCAATCAGTATTACCGCAACATATGAATAGTGACCGCATGGCCCGCATTAGTTTAAATGTTATCCGCGACAATCCGTTATTGCTGCAATGTAATTTACCATCTTTAATGGGCGCCGTGCTAGAAAGCGCAAAATTAGGCTTAGAGCCGGGGTTATTGGGCCAATCGTACATTTTACCGTATAAAAACTATAAGGCCTCAAAAGCTGCAGGCGTAGACGTTTACGAGGCGCAATTTATAATTGGATACAGGGGCCTAATTGATTTAGTTAGACGATCCGGTCAAGTATCAACAATTAGCGCGCAAGCCGTACACGAAAAAGACGTATTTAATTTTGAGTATGGTTTAGAGGATAAATTAGAGCATAAGCCGGCATTAAAAGATAAAGGGGCCGTAATTGCTTATTATGCACTTGCTAAAATGAAAGACGGCGGCTATTCATTCGTAGTTATGAGCCGTGAGGACGTCGAGCACCACCGCGATAAATACAGTAAAGCCAAACAATATGGCCCGTGGGTGGATGAGTTTGACGCAATGGCCAAGAAAACAGTATTGCGCCAATTGATTAAATACCTTCCAATTTCCGTGGAATTTTTATCTAATGATGAGTCTAACGGCGTTCAAATGCATAACTCAATGGCAGAGGACGAGAACGTAATAGAGGTTGATTATGAAACGGGCGAAATTTTAGCAGCGCAACCGGTAGGAGGGTTAAACAATGATAAATAGAGTCGTATTAGTTGGCAGATTAACAAAGGATGTTGATTTACGGTTTACGCCTTCGGGCGTGGCCGTTGCTCAATTCACATTAGCGGTTAACCGTACTTATTCAAACCAAAGCGGCGAGCGTGAGGCAGATTTTATTAATTGCGTAGTTTGGAGAAAACCGGCAGAAAATGCAGCAAATTTTTTACGCAAAGGATCAATGGCAGGAGTCGAGGGCCGCATACAAACGCGATCATTTGACGGGCAAGACGGAAAGAAAGTATATGTAACGGAAGTTGTAGCGGATAGCTTGCAATTTTTAGAGCCACGCAACGCAAACGGGTCCGGTAATACAAATACACCGGGTAATACTCAAAACGCCAATACGGGCGAAAATAAGCCATTTGAGGCACCGGCCCAAAAACCTAATTTTAATAATGATCCGTTTGGCGGTCCTGGTAAGTCAATAGATATTACGGATGATGACTTACCTTTTTAGAATAAAGTGTCATTGATTAATAGTGTCAAATATCGTATAATAACAATATCTTTTAAAAAGGGGTGTTATTATGCGATGGACTGACGAAAAAATAAAAGATGAAATACTGTGGTGTATAGAGTTGTTAGGAATTGACCGTATGCCAACGAGCGTGGAATTAACGAAAGAGTTAGGCCGTAATGATTTACATTTGAAAATTTGCAGAACATTAACTTATAAAGGTTGGGCGGAAAAATTAAATTTAAGGCGAAAAGGATCGGACACATTAACCGGAGAAATTGAAGAATTTAACACTAAATCAAATTTAGAAAAAATGGGTTTTTCAGTTGAAAAAATGAGTGCTAGACATCCGTTTGACTTATTAATCAATAACTCTATAAAAATTGATATAAAAGTTTCTAAAATTCATAATTTCAAAGGTTACGAGTGTTTTGTTTTCAAAACAAAACAAAATGCGCCGTGCGATTTATTTATTTGCATAGGTGAATTTATGGGTAATAGAAAAATTTATGTAATACCTTCAAAATTGGTTCATGCGTCAACTTTAACCATTGGAAAGAATAGCAAATACAACCAATTTATTGATAGGTGGGACTACTTACATAAATTCAATGATTTTTATAAAACAATAAAATGAAACGAGGGGTAAAAATGTTAAAATTAAATAATGAGCAAGCGGCGTCAGCATGGGAAGATTATAAGGAATTTCACGACATAGAAATTAGATTTCAGCATAACATTGCTAAAAAAACAATTGAACAAGCTTTCAAATATGCGTTTGCATTAGCTATGGATGCAGCAGAAAGAGCAGCACAACAACAGGAGCCGGAGAAAAAAGAATATAAAGCACCGCCGGAAATGAAAGGTATTCCTTTACCGGATGAAACTGTTAATAAAACGGTTAAAAAAGGCATTAAAAGAGAATTTAAAGGGCGTATCACTCGTACATACGAGCAGCGCAAAAAAGAGGCTCAATTATTAGTTAGTTTTTTAAGAGGGGCGCACGATGGATATAAAGCATTAAAAGACATTGTTTTATTTATGAATATTTCCGGTTGTAATGATTGGAACGGAAATAATGCATCCGGGTTCGTTAAAGACGCAATGAGACAATATCCGCAAATAAAACGCATTGGTTTGGGCTTATACAAGTATGAAGATCAATGACCAATGCAAACGTTGCGGCCGTCCATTAAAAGACAAACGGAGCCAAGAGATAGGATACGGCCCTAAATGCTATAAAAAGACCGTATACGGCGAACAAAAGACAATTTATGATTACATTGAAAACGATCAAAAAACCGGGTGAAAAATTCCCGGTTATTTTTTTATGAATAATGTTTACAAAGTAAACGTAGTATGATAACATAGGTTTATAAGGTGATATGTAAAAACTATATCGTTACTATTCCAATGCGGAGTTGTTGAGAGCGTGAAGGCCCACGGGGTAAATTTATTTTACGAGGTGAGGAAAGTAGCGCAAAACGAAAAGTAAAACCTCTATCACCTTAAAAATTGGAGGGGTTGCAAATGCACAATTGGAAAACTCATTCTAAATGTTGTACGTGTAAAGAAATGAAATTAAAAACCGAATTAATAGACGGTATAAATTGCGCAAGATGCAACGATCAAAATAAAATTGCTAAATTATCAAAAGATAATTCAAAAGTTGTAACAAAACGCAAAGCGTGCAAATGCAATAAATGCAACAAATTAATAAAAGTTGGAGAAAAGGCATTTTCTCAAAGGATCGAATTATTAAACGGAAATGACTACTCAATTTATTATCATATTG